CAATTAGTAATCATCTGCACACCCTTACGAAAAGCTGTGCCTTGCCCTAAGGCATCTTTACAAGTAACAAATGATACACGACTTACTGCATCTTTGTTCAAGAACTCTGGAAGAATGGACAGACCATCATCAAAGTCTAGTATGCGTAAGTTGTACCCAGCATTTGCAAGTGAAGCTAGTGCTGTGGTTTTACCCGAGCCACTATCTCCTACCAACATAAGCTTAGTATACTCAGCTGACTTGTGTGTTTTTATGTTTGCCATTTTTTCTCCTGTTAAATAAGTAATCACTCTATCATACTTTTGTTATCGTGTCAATAGTTATTTCAATCTGTCATCAATAATTTTACCAATTCCAAATACCATTAGGGATATGAAAAGTAAATTTGCTAGGATTAATCCCAACAAAATGTTGATAATCATTATGCCTCCACTAAATCTGGATGAGGTTGCTTCTCGAAATCATTATCCAGAAATAGATTACGACGTGATGGAGAGGAAGAGCATGTCTCTTTAAACCTACAGCCACCATAGTTATTACATGCAGTAAAATCTGCAGGGTAATGTTGGTTGTTAAAATATTTAGTTGATGTGTCTAGTGTATCTACTGTATCCTTATACCATTCCATTATTAAATCTGTTGGTACATTGTATACACTTCGGTCGAACCTAGTGAAGTGAACACCAGTTTGTACAGCATCAATGATAAAGCCTGCTATGTCTAGTCCTAACACTTCCCTGCCAGCCCAGATATAACTAAAGACCTGGTTGTTAGGCATGAAGTTACCAAAGTAATTAGAGTTAAGTGTTGTCTTAGTTGTTTTAATATCGCATAGGTATAGCTTACCTTCTAGTTGTACCACCTTATCTATACGACCAGAGAATCTATACTCTCCAGTACCAAAGGGTACTTCAAACCTCATCTCTAAACATGGGTCACCATTAGGCATGGTTGCTATTTCGAATAGGTCATCCCAATATTCCTCACCCCTCCAGGTAATAGCCCTGAGAGCTGCTGTTAATCCCCTTGCCTTATCTTCTGATTTGTTAAGGGCTTCACCAAATTCCAGGAGCACATGCTTTACAGCTGCAGCTACAGCCTCATCCTTAGTTGCCCCCTTAAATTTCTGTGCATCTAATACTTCAAAGCCTTCATGTACTGCTGAACCAAAGCCAGTTGCCATGCCATACATCTTAGACTTATACCCTTGTAGGTTAGTCCAGTTGTACATTCGGGGGCATGATGAGAAGGAAGACAAGCTTGACGTATCCCATATCTTTTGTATAGGGTTACCATCTTGGTATATAAATTTTTTTAATCTATCTGGTTGCTTCATTACTATTTCCTCTTGTTC